ATAACTGCATAAGAAGATGAAGTAAGTGTATTTGCAAAAGTAATAACATCTGCACTTGGAGATGTACTTGAAGTAGTAGTTGAAGTAGCAGGTGAAACAAATGCTACACAATCTTTACGACCTTCTGCAATTGAAATAAGATCATTAGCAACAGTAGTTGCGTTAGATGATGAAACTGAAGGCATAATGATGAAAGAAACATCAATAGTTTCAGCGTCTTCAAATAGATCATAACCTAATGCAATCTCAGAAGTACCAAGTGTACCTGAATCAGCACCACCAACTAATGAATAATTTAAAGTAGCATCAGTTGTAATAGTATTTGCAAATGTAGCTGTTGAAGCTGCACCAGCATTTGTTAATTCAGAAGCATGAGTACCAAACCAAACATAATTTGATTTGTTATTGATTACATCTTTATAGTAGTTAGAAGCACCGTCATTTGTCTTAGCATCTGAAGCTAGAGAAGCAAATGCAAATGTTTCTAGAACTGTACCAGCAGTACCTGTCCAAGCACCATCTTCGTCTACAACTACGATGTGTACTTCATCATTAGCACCACCTTTATTACTTACGTAATCAGATGTGCCAGGAGCTGCTGTAAAATTAGAACTGTAAGACCAACCAGTGAATTGATCACCGTTAGCTTGATATGCACAAACAGAAACTTTTAATGAGTTACCGAGTACACCTGGATATTTTGCAATCCATGTTCCTTTGTTTACTGCAATTGAGAATGTTTCAGCATCAGGAATAATACCAGCTGTTGCATTACTAATTGTAATTGTATTACCTACAATATTAGTAATAGTAGTATTATCAGCGATATCTTTTGAGGCATAATCACCAACAAAAGCATCTCCAACAGTAACGCCAGAAGCATCTGTTAAAACAATCTCTGTTTCTCCAGATTGAACTTCACCGTCAACTGTTACAGTAACTGTTGAACTGAATGTTTGATTTTCGTAGTCATCTTGATTCTTAATAATAGTTGCAGTAGATGCGTCATCAGAGTTAGCATTACGTGCAGCTGAATCAATGTTTCTGACTACCTGTAAATTATTTCCATACTTCAAGAAATAAGATGCTGTAAAGAAGTCGACTGCACCAGATGCAGTTGGAACTCCAAATTTATCAGCTAAATCTTTTTCTGAAGTTACTTGTGTTGTTTCCAGAACCGGTCCCCATCTAAAGTTACCTACAAAGGCACCTACAGACGTTGATACGGCAGGGACAACATTAGTCAGGTCGATTTCTCTTACCTGAACTCCAGGTGAAACTTGAAAAGCCATTTTTAATCCCCTTAGATTATTTGTACATTAAACGAGTAAATTTTCATAATACGATTTTTATCAACATAACTATTTATAAAATATTAAAATCTAAAACAAATCTGTCTCAGGACCCATAACCCATCTGTCACCGCCTTGTACAAAAGATTCTGGTTCATCTATCTCGTTTTGTCCACTTATTATTCCAAATGGTAATAAATCATCTTCGATTGCTTTTGCTTTCTCAGCATATAACATATCTTTTAGTTCAATATTAGTCATTTCACTAAAGAAAGGAGTTGCTGTAAACCAACCAAATAATACTAGATTCATTACTAAATCATCATGATTATTATCTGACGCTTCATAAGATTGTCCTTTTCCAACAAATGTTGACAATTCTATAATTGTATCAGCGTCTTGTATATTAATTCTTTTTTGTTCGATAAGGTCTTTCATATTAGAACATCCAATACGTTTAACCTTTTTATTCATATTAACACCAATCGCATTTGCTTTAACTGCTGATTCTACAAATACATTTTCGTATTCTAAATCATAATATAAACCATTACATACCACAGATCCTTGATCATTTGATTCTACTATAATCCATGCTTCATTGTAGGTTTTCGCATACTTATAGATAATATCAGGTAAGAGCAATGGAGATATAAGATTATCGCGATATACTGCAACTTGTTCGAAAGGCTGAGTTGATACATCGATTACGTTAAACGTAGAATAATCCATACCTCGACCCTTCGCGACGTCAACAAATATCTGATAGTCATGATTTTGTTCTGGTCGCTTATAAACTTTTACTCCGTTTTGTGTATAAACTGGAGTTCCTGCTTTCAGCGATAGTAGCACATCAGCTGAGATTAATGTATTGCCTGTTCCATGAAACGTATTACCAAATTCTTGGTTAAATTGTAATTCTGATGTATTTGCAATTGTTTGTTTTTTCCATTCTTCGTCTCGGCCTGGAACATCCCACCAATCAACTCTAAATGGTTTAAATTCATTTGTACCTTGTACTGCACCTTCCCATAGTTTATGAAAGATATTACCAATACCATTTGCAGTAGAAGTTACAATAATCTTTGTGTCTTTACCTGCTGAAACTACAGGATATGTTGATGTATAGAATTCACCATCATTCTCAACAAATGCAAACTCATCGAGATAAAGTAAGTTAATTGACATACCACGAATAGAACTACCAGATGTGGCTGAAGCAATTATTCGAGAGTTATTACTAAATTCAATTGATCCTTTATTTAATGACTTACAACCTGGTTGAAGAAAGAAAGGAGTATTCTCAAGCATTAAAGTAATACGTGCTAACATCTCTCTTGATGTTGCACCTTTATTAGCAAGAACAGCAATCGTTTTTTCTGAATGAAATAATGCAAACCACAAAAGATATGCTACAGATGAAATAGATTTACCAGATTGTCTACATGCCAGAACAATAGAAAATCTATTATCATTAAAGTGTTCGAACATTTTCTCTTGATATGGATATAATTCAAAAGGTACAAGACCTTCATCAAGAGATATAACTTTTAGATACTTTTTAGCGAAATATGCTGCATCTTTCATGCATCTTGCATACTCATTAATCTGTTCTTGAGTCCAGTTTTGTTGGACTCCATCACGTTTAACGTTAGGATTACCTAAGTAACCTTCGGTATTATTGATTATCGGCATCTATTTCAAGTTCTTTTATTTTATTGTGTAACATTCTTTGTACATCTGTACTCGTACCTAAGAACACATTATTTTGTGTTAAAGATTGTTGACCATTTGGAAGAGCTTGAACATCAGCCTTATTGACTTCTTTCTTTTGTTTTTGTAATGCCATAAGCTTATCTGCAATTTCTGCATTTTGCTTAAGCATATTCGACAAAACTTCAAAAGCACGTGGATGTTCAGATTCTCTTGCAAGCTCTAACATAAGATCAATTGCTTCTTGACCCTTGTCAGCTAGATTATAATATTGCGATCGTGCAAAATCATAATCGTCTTCTATATCATCCTTACTCATAATTTACCTCATGGTGTAATAGCATTGTCATCAACTGTATCTATACCAACTTCAGATGTAAGAGTTGTTTCATCTCCTTCTGCTGTAACTTCTTCAGCGAAGCCGTAAGTATCATCACCAATATCTACATTCAGATCTGCTGCTGCAGTAAGAATCATAGCTTTATCAGTAATACCAGTATAGAACTTGACACGAGCTTCAAAGTCTAATTGATAAATGATAGCTCGTCTTGTTTCAAAATCACCTTCATAATCGTCATTCATCGCTACACTCTGTAGTGTAATAGGAATATCTGATTTAATATCCATATCTGGAATATCATTAATAGTGATTGTAAAATCAGGTTGGAAAAATGGCAATATTTGCTCTAAAACTTGTAATGCATCATCTTGGTTTTTTGTCATAATAGCTAATTGAAAACCAATACGATACGGAATAGGACCACGAATAATATCATATTTCGTAGGATCTGTTGCATTTTGTTTTTGAATATAATTATCTTTCTTAATTGCAATTGAATTATCATATTGCAATAATGTAATCTCAAATGACATACGTGGCAATTTGATTGCTACCTTTGTATCATTTAAATCTGTTCTCTCTTGAATACGTGCAAGAAACTTTTGTTGAGGTCCATATGATAATGGAACTTTAATAGTTTGTAAGATTTTACCAGCTGCATCTTTTTTCTTTACTTCAATATTATTGAATAGTGTACCAAATGCTGCTACAATCTTTCTTATTTGACCATGATAAAAATGTTCACCTAACATTATGGCTCTCCAAATGGATTCGATTCTGAGAAGTCAATAATAGAATCGCCTTCAAGTTCAAATTCATAGTTATCTGCATAAACATCATTTTCTAAATCATCAGCGCTAATAGCTGTAATTAAACCTGATCCTGCAGAATCATCACCTATAATTCTTGCTGTACCATCAACAAAGAATTCTCTATCAGATCCATCAACACCTCTTACTGCAACGACTGTTAATGTACTTGTTGAAGCTGTAACTTTTTCATAAGCTGCAACTTCACCTTCTACATATAAAGGA